CCTGCTGCGGAATGCCTTTAGCAGTGACAATGGCGCGGTCTACGGCGCTCTGCGGACCATTCTCCGATGGCTCAACATACCGATTAGCCATGTATCCGAATAATGGTAGCTCTGGAGACGACGCAAATGTTGGCCGGGCCGGATCACGCCGTATGTTGCCAGACATAAACAGCGGCGTGACTGGATCGGCAGGGCCGCCGCCCAACCGCAGCGGCAGATCCGTTGATATTTCACGCACGTCTGGTTTAAGCGGCGGTATGAGAGCGGCTTGAGCATTTCCCATTTTGGGAACTGGTTTGTAAAGATTTTCAGCCCGCAGAGTGCTTTTTACTTTTGGCCCGTACTCTTCGTCCACGACCGGCTCATACGAGGGCCTAACTGTCAGTGGACGAGCCTCTGCGGCAATCTCTGCCGCTCGGCGCACCGCCTGCTCCTGCGCACGCTGCATCTGGCGAATGCGCATCGCACCCTGCTCAAAGCGACCACCGCTTTCAGGAGCGTAAGACTGGCCATATGGGACGAGACGGCGGCGGCTGAAGAGGGTGTAATCGTCCATTCCCTACTGCTCCTGTTCAGGCGGCAGCAGCGGCCCAAGACCCTCCTGCACCTGTGGCACTTCCCCCTCCCCGGTTAGTGGCGCTTCGTTTGCTTCGAGCCGCTGGATCATGCCGGGCTCCAAGACGCTTTCGATCACCGGCATGCCCGCCGGGTTCTTGGCGATGTCTTCCGCCAGTCGGACGGCGGCCAGACGCTCGCGGCTCTCCCGGTCGCGCTTGCGGTTGATGGCGTCGAGCTGCATGTCTTGCTGCTTGATGTCCATCTCCTGCTGACGGAGCTGCATGTCCATCATCTTTAGCGGGTCCATCTGCTGCCCCGGCTGCTGCGCACCGAGCTGGGCGGCCTCGGCCCCCGTCTTCTGCGCCTGCGCCTGAATGTTGGCAATCTCGGCCTGCGTCTTCGCAGCCTCCAACTGCTGCATCATCGGATCCTGCGGCTGGCCCTGACCCTTCTGCGCAGCATTGGCCTGCGCCGTCAGCATCTTGGCGTCGGCTTCCTTCTGCTTGATCTCCAGCATCTTCTGGATTGCCTGCTGCTCCGGCGGCGGCTTGGCGGCCAGTGCGCCCGGCGGCACCATGAACTGCTGCGGGTTGCTCCAGCCCATTGCCTGCAGGGCGGCAGTGTCGATGGCAATCGGATCGTACAGGCTCGGGTTGGCCGCCTGAAGCTGCTTGAGGCCCATGATCTTCATCATGCGCTGCGCGTGGCTGGCCGTGTTCGGATCAGCCTGCGGGACCAGATCGCAGTCGTCCAACGCCTTCAGGAACGTTTGCTCGTCCCATTGGTTCGTCATGGCGTCCTGCTTCTGCCAGAAGCTCTCAGGGTTTTCCTTGAACGTCCGGACCAGCAGGGCGAACTCTTCCGCCTGCGCCGCGTGCATGCGCTTGTGGACGCTGTTCAAGACCTTCGTGGCCTGATCAATCATCGCCAGCGTCGTGCCGACCGGAGCGTCTGCACGGCCCTCTCCGACCTGCTGCTCGCTCGTTCCGCCGATGCGCATGCCGGTCTCGGCCATGTTGTTGACCAAGTTCATCAACGCAGCGCCGGGCTCCTTGTAGGGGAGCGGCATGACAGCCTGATTGATCGGCATGCCGCCGGTTTTGATCAGGGCACCGCCGCCGGGCGGCACGCGGAAGATGTTTGTGTTCTGCCGTGCGCCGGTGTCGGCGTACAGGAAGCCGGGGAAGTTGGCGTACATGCCTGCGTCAAGCATCTCGCGCCAAGCGGCAGTAATGGCATTGGTCGTGTTGCCGAGGATGTGCAGCAGCCCGATGTCATAAAACCCAAGGCCGGGGACAAACGTGTACTTGACGAAGTTCTGCCTCGCCTCCGGCAGTTCGGCCTCGTCCATGTCGTAATTGCGCACAATCGACAGGATCTCGCGGGTCGAGACGTCGATGGTGACGCGATACGGAACCTCTAAGCCGCTGATTTTGCCTTTGTATTTGTGTTCAAAGCCGAGGATGTCCAGCTCGCAGTAGCACTCATAGATTTCCCGGTCGCGGTCTTCCGGGCGGAATACGCCCTCAGATATTCCCTCGACCGAGCGTTTTTCCCGCTGCGCGGCGTCGAGCTGCGCCTCCTTCGGTGCCGACAGGTCGGTGTCGCGGTAGACGCCGAGGATTTGCAGGCGGCGGACGGTCGATGAACGCATCATTACGCGATGCGTAATTCTCTTGGCGTTGCGCAGATCGGTCGCAGCGTTATTGACGATCAGGTCTTCGGCATCGACGCTCTCGCTGACCGGGCGGCCACGCAGGGGGCAGAAGTAGAGCTTCTTGAAGGCCGTCCCGCCGAAGCCGAGCATCAGCAGCATGCGGTCGGTGTCGGGGTAGTATTCGGTCGCGGTGCTGGTCAGGTAGTGGTTCAGATCGCGTTCCAGCGCATTGGCGAGCTGGTCTTCCTGCAGCGTCGGCGTATTGTCGTCGTTGCGGATTTTGACCGGCCCGTCGGTCGGCAGCAGTTCGCTGCGGGCGTTGGCCTGAAACCGCAGCACGGCCTCCAGCAGCAGCGGATGGCGGACTTGGCTCATGCCTTCGACCGGCGCACCATCGGATGCGCCCTGCAGGTTCGGCACCTCCAGCTTCAGGCCGAGCAGCTTGATGCCGGTCGCCCGATTCTCGACCCACTCTTTGCGGCTGTCAATGTCATCGTCGATGCCGCGCAGCAGGTCGTCGGAAATGCGGCCCAGTTCGGTCTGGGGGATGTCTTCCACCAGATTGTCGAACCACTGCTCCTGCCGCCGCTCTTTGCGGTCAATGGGCTGTCCGTCGAGCGAGACAGTCACAGAGCCGTCGTCGTGCTCGATGCGGAGGATTTCGCCATCAGAATTGATCTCAGGAACGTCTTCACCGGCCTCGATGATCACGTCAGGCATGTCGGCCATATTCGGCTCGGGGAGCCCCGGCAGGCGAATGGACGGGTTTACGAGGCCCGGTGTCGGCATAATCAGTTCCCTGCGTTCTGCTCGGCCAGCATGGCCCCAATCTCTTTCACAAAGCGTTGTATGCCCTGCTGCGCGGCTATTGTATCATTCTTGGCAGAAATATCATAGATGCGGACATAGTCGTGCGGCTGGCGACCCCAGACCTCCACTTTGAAGGCCCCGAGCGTCCGCGGCGTGGCGGGGCGAATAACATCTACGACGGCGCTTGCGCCAATGAACTCAGTCATTTCAAACCTCAGACAGGATAAAGCGGCGCGGGTGCCTTGCCTCGTATGCGTCGGCCAGCGTCAATCTCAGCTATACGCTCGGGAGCCCGGACGAGCAAGCCTGTCTCGCGCATGTGGCGCAGAGCCTGACTGACCGTATCGACCAAGTCGTCGTGCTTCCCCTTGGGGAACACCTCGCACTGGCGGATGACCATGTCGGCCCAGCTCCGGTCCGGAGCGTGGATCATGCCTTCAGAGAACAAATGCTGAACGCTGTACAGGCGGGCGAGCTTGTCGATGCTGCCCGGATTGATGAGCTGCACGGCCCAGTCCTCATGGCCGTACAGGCGGCGCAGCTCCTGCGCGACGCTCAGGCCCGACGCCTTGCCTTCGACCAGCAACTTGTCGACCTTCATGGCACGGCAGGTCTTGGCAATCTTTGCCACAAGATCAGCCAGCTCCAGCCTCTCCTGCCACGCCTGCATCAGCATGACGCGAGGCGTTGACTGTGGATCGTCCGGCAGCAGATGCTTGATTCGCAGCCCCTCGTCGAAGCGGCTGGCCTCGCGCATGCGGCTGCGCCGGTTGCCGTCGCGGTCCGACCAGTTGTCGGCGGTGGCGCTGTCGAGATCGCCGGAGAAGACGCCCCAGACGGTCATAGCGCTGTAGTCGTTCTCGGTCTTGGTGGTGTAGGCCGTGTCGATGCTGGCCACGACGTAGTCCATCGGCGGGTAGGCGTCGCGGGGCCAGAGCGCCCACCAGTCGGATTTGATCACGCCGCCGCCCCGAGGCGCAGGCTCCTGCTGGAACTGCCCGGCGGTCGCGTATGGACCCATGACGCGCTTGTCGCGCTCGACGACGTCGGCTGGGAACCTCTGTGGGAACAGCAGCTCTCCGTCGGCCTGCCGGGGATCCTCCAGCCCGAGGCGCGTAGGCATAGCCCTGCGCGGGTCGTACTCCATCGGCAGCATGACATGATCGTAGCCGAGCTGCCGGTCGAGGATCACGCCGCTGACATCGTCCTCGTGCAGCCGCTGCATGACGACGACGATGGCGCTGCGGTCTGGGTTGTTGAGACGGGTCGGCACGGCCTCCTGAAACCAGAGCGTCGTTGGTCTTCTGGTTCTGATCGCCGGTCAGCTCGACGCGGTCGCCCCACCGGTCCTGATACCACTCAGACGTTATCAGCCGCCGCATGCGTAGACCGTCGCGGATGGCGAGGTCGAGGCTGTGCGAGGCGCAGACGTAGCGCATGTGCGCCATGTTCTTCGGCCCCCACTCCCACGCCGGCCAGAACACGCCGACCAGCAGCGACTTCATTGTGCCGGGCGGCACGTTGATCAGCAGCCGGTTGTACGCCGAGCCGTCGTCCAGCTCGATGCCGTCGGTGATCGCCTCCAGATGAGCGCAGAGAAAGTCAATGTGCCAGCCGTGGACGTATGGCTGGCCGGGCTCGATGATGTGCCACGCCTGACGCACGAAGGTGGCGAGATCCTCCTCGCATTCGGCCTTGCTGATCGCTCGCAGCGTGCCGGCAACGTCGACGCGCTGCGATCCTATGATTGCGACATTTTGCACGTCCGGCCCCAGTCCCTGCGCAATTTACTCCACGGGGCCGTCGTCTCAGCCAGCCGCAGATATTCCTCGTCCGCGACAGGATCATACCACTTTTCCAGCGACATAGCGATGGCGTGCTCATCGCTGGTCGAATAGATCAGGTCGCCGTCCGGGTGCTCGTAGCAGTACCCCAGATCAATCTCGTCCGCCTCAGACCGACGCAGCCAACCGAACTGCCAGTGCCACCCTCGGTCGCGAAATTCGTGCTTCGTCATGTCCAACGTCCTCCTGAATAAAGCAAATCAAGCCCGTGTAATAGGCACTCATGCCTGCGTATTTCCCCACGGGATATACCCTTTTTTTGAATCGGATCCTTGTGCGCAATGTAAATATGGATGAGAGCCGTCTTCAGGTCCAGCTCTAACTCATCGGCGACCTCTTTTAGAGTGCTAGGCCCTTGATATTTACGCATTAACTTGTCGCGCTGTTCACTCGTTATCGTCGGTATCGTCAGGTAGTGCAGCATATGTTCCATCCTGCTGCTGCGTCATCAGCAGCACTCTCTTTAGTGCGTCACGGTCTTCGACTGCCAATTGATCGACGTCAATCGTGACCGGCTTCAGCTCGATAGGCCCGCCGCCCGGCCCGCTGACTTCATGCCGAGACACGTCGCCATAAATTCGCGGCGCGATTTTCATCACGCGCCACTGATAATGATTCAACTTAACCCGAGTTGAGTTAACATTGTCCTCGGTGCAAGCGTCAGCGATCCGCTTCAGCTCGTGCATCTCGTGATCCGCCAGCGCCTCGCGTGCGCGGGCGCATTGGAAATCAAATTCCGGATGCGCCAATCGCCAACGATAAATGCTTGAATACGAAGGCATATCAGGATCACTGCAGACATCCTTCAAGTCTCTGCCAGTTATCACACGCTCGCAGAACTCAGCCGCAACGTCCGGCGAATACTTCGTCGGACGCCCTGCAGGCTTGTGCGGTACTCCGGGTTTAACCCGCGGCATGGGCTTTCTCGCGCTCTATTGCCGCCATTCCAAGCGGCGTATCGGCAAGCATTCCAAGGGCTTGCATGTATGTCTCGATCATCGCCTGCTCGGTCTCACGCGCATGCTGATCCTGTTTACGCATCGAGACGATCTTGCGCAGGATTTTGACGTCAAAGCCGTTTGATTTGGCCTCCGCGTAGACGTCCTTGATGTCTGCGCCGATGACAGCCTTTTCGTCTTCCAGCCGTTCGATGCGTTGCACCAAACCCTCTAACATGTTGTTATTCATAGCTTTACCCTCTCGTTAAGCAACATAAGAATACGCCCGCCGCGGCGGAAAGTCCATACGCGCTGTGGATAGCCGCATGGTGGATATTATTTTTTTTGAGAAAATCCCCGCCATACAGAAAAAACAAACAAAAACAATAATTTAACAAAACTGGCGTAAACCCGTTAACAGTTGACACGCGAATTTTGTTCGCGTATGGGTATTTCACGGTCGCTGGTGACCGCTTGCATGGAGACTCACAATGAACATCGAACAAGCCATTGAAGCCCTCACCCCGACCCTCGCAGATCGCGTTACCGCGATCTGGCGTTGTCAGTTTGACCACATGGTTGAAGAGTTCGGCCCAGACCTCAAGGGCGTCTACAAATCTAAATTCTGCTCGACTTGGCGCGAAATTATCCGCCCGCTGTGCAATGCGTTTGAGGTCAGCAGAAATCGTCATGAATACGAATTGTCTGACATCAAAATCGCTGCTGCAGCGCAGAAGTACGCCGAAGCAGCCGCGAACGAGTGGAGCAACAAGATTGCCGCAAAGTTGGGCGACGTTGAATATCACGGCTTCAAGTGTTTCCATGGCTGCAATTATCTCGTTCATGCCACCCGCGACGGCCACGACATCCGGTTGGATCAGCAGCTCATCCTGAAGTCCAGCCCAAAAGGTAAGCTGTTCAATCAGTTTCCTGCTCGCATCTACGTTGACGGCAAGCTCGTCAGTGAGAAGAAGTACAAAGAAATGTGGGTGGCGTAAGCCACCCATACCCTGTTGACACGCGAATTTTGTTCGCGTATAGGTATTTCACGGTCGCTGGTGACCGCTTGCATGGAGACACATCATGGCTAACATCGTTCACGGCAACGTCGAAGTCCCGGTCGAGCAGTTTGAGTTCAACGGCGGCCTGTACTACGGCTGCATCTACGCCAATTACCTGCGGCACTCGGACCGTAGCACGATCACCCACAAGGCCCACCTGATCCGCCTCGTCGACCTCAACGTCGAGGACGTAGACTGGGAAAACGACGACAACTTACACACGATCCCGCTCGGCAGCGACCTCGCCAAGGCTCTGCTGGCTGAGTATGATGATTTCGTCGAGGATGAGTG